GACGCGCGAGGGGAGCGAGATCGACAGAGCTTATGCGCAGAGCGATCGGCGGGAGTATTACGTCCCATGCCCACATTGCGGACACATGCAGTCACTGATGGGGACGTTCTACCGCCAGGTCAGATTCGATGATCATGGCACGGTCGAGGAACGGGCAGCTTCGGCGCGGTATCACTGCAGCGAGTGCGATGCTCCGTGGATAGAGGCGCAGCGCAAGGCGGCCATCGAGCGCGGCGCATGGCGCGCCAACGAAAAATTCAACGGCGTAGCGGGATTTTGGATTTCGGAACTTTATAGCCCGTGGAAGACATTGTCCGAGATCGTGCACGACTTCCTGGCGAAACAGGCCAATCCGTCGGATCTGCAAACGTTCGTCAACACGTCGCTCGCAGAGAACTGGCTCGAGAAAGGAGAGGCGCCGGAATGGGAGGTGCTATCGGCGCGCCGTGAGCCTTACAGCCCCGGCACCGTCCCCGCTGGTGGACTGTTTTTGACGGCCGGCGTCGATGTCCAGCGTGATCGCGTCGAGGTGGAGACGGTTGCGTGGGGGCGCAATCGGGAGTCATGGTCTGTCGATTACCAGATCATCCCCGGGCTAATCAGCGATCCGGAGACGAGGGCGGCGCTGGAGTCCTATCGTGCATCGACGTTCACTCATGAGGGCGGCGCAGAGATCCCGATCTCGCGCATGTTCATCGACTCAGGCGACGGAACCACAACGAACGACGTCTACGAGTGGGTAAGAACGCAGCCGGCCACCCAGGTGGTTGCGATCAAGGGCACTGATAGGGGCTTGCTTCCGGTTGGGCAGCCGTCGCCGGTGGACGTTACCAGTGGCGGAAAGAAAATCAGGGGCGGCCTCCGGATCCGCATGGTCAATGTCGCATTCTTCAAGGCAGAGTTCTACGCCGACCTGAGGAAGCGGCCGCCGACCGAGGAGGAGCTGGAGCAGGGATTTGATTATCCGCCCGGCTATTGTCACTTCCCCTCAGGGGGAAATTACGGCGACGAGCATTTCAAGCAGCTATGCGCCGAGCAACTCGTATCACGCCGGAACCGGAAGACGGGCCGCACCAAGACCGAGTGGCAGCAGATGCGCCCTCGAAACGAGGCGCTTGATTGCCGGGTCTATGCGCGTGCCGCAGCATGGGATCTGGGTCTCGATAGGATGCAGGAAAAGCACTTCCGCGCATTCGAGCAGCAACTCGAGATGCTGAAGCCGGAAGCTCAGGAAGTAGAGCCGCCACCGCCACCGAGGCAGGTGCGGCGCGAATCTCGATGGCTGGGAGGCAGGGAAAGAGGATGGCTGAGAAGGTGAAACGTGGGCGGCGCCCCAGGAATGTCGACGACGGCTTCGTGATTGCGGAAGAACCGAAGCCGGACCTGAACCCAAGTCAGTACCAGTACATGACCGTCATGCTGCCAAATGACGCCGATATAAACCGGTTCGGCGCTGATGGCTGGGAGCTGGTATCTGTCATCCCGTCGACCCTCGACATGGCAGTGTTCTATTTCCGCAAGAGACCATAATGGCAACAACCTGGACAGTGGCAGATATCGCAGCGCTAGAGGCCGCGATAAAGAGCGGAGCTCTGCGCGTGCGGTTTTCTGACGGCAAGGAGATCCAGTACCACTCTCTCTCGGACATGTTGACGCTCCTGCGCACGATGCGCGAGGAGGTGTCAGGCGTAACCACCGGCGGCGCAGCGAGAACCACCCTCGCCGTCATGCACAAGGGATAGGCCGTGAGCAATTGGCTTGACAGGGCAATCGCGTGGGTGGCCCCCACTTGGGGAGTGCGCCGCATCCGTAACCGGGCAGCGGCCAATGTGCTGCTTTCCTATGATGGCGCGCGCCGCGATAGACGCACGGGCGGGTGGCATACCGCGGGGACCAGTGCGGATGCCGAGATCGGCCCGAGCCTTGTTGCCTTGCGGGACCGCAGCCGCGACCTGGTGCGCAACAACCCATACGCCTCTGCTGCGATGGACGAGCTCGTGGCGCAGTGCGTGGGTACCGGCATCACGGCGCAGCCGAAGAATGCGCGTCTGGCCGAGGCATGGAAAATTTGGGTGGACGAGTGCGACGCCTATGGCCAGCAGGACCTATACGGCCTCGAGCAGCTGGTGGTGCGCACCATATTTGAGTCCGGCGAGTGCCTGATCCGGAGGCGGCCGCGCCAAAGCGGCGACGGGCTCCAAATACCGATGCAAATCCAGGTGCTCGAGCCCGACTACCTGGACCACAACAGGACCGGCAAGAACGGCGGCAACCGGGTAATACAGGGCGTTGAATTCGACCCCATCGGTCGGCGCGTGGCCTATTGGATGTTTGGCGATCATCCCGGCGACAACACCTCTTTCAGCCGCTTCACCTCTGAGAGCCACCGAGTCCCGGCTGACGGCGTGCTGCACATCTACGACAAGCGCCGCACCCAGGTGCGCGGCGTGCCGAAGCTGGCCCCGGTGATCATGTCTCTGCGGGACCTCGATGAATATTTCGAGGCCGCCATCGTGAAGAAAAAGATCGAGGCGTGTTTCAGCGCATTGATCACGCAAAACGAGGGGCCGGACATTAACCCGGTCGGTCCCGTCGCGACAAATTCGGAGGGCCAGCTCGAGGAAAGCATGGAACCGGGCATGATCCGTTATCTGAGGCCCGGGGAGGATGTAAAATTCGGCGCCCCCGGCGGTCAGGGCGATGGATACCGTGAGTTCATGCGCGATTTGCAGTGCCGGATCGCTTCCGGCATCGGCATCACCTATGAGCAGCTCACCGGCGATCTGTCCAATGTGAACTACTCGTCATATCGCGCCGGGCACTTGTCATTCCGCACGAAAATCGACCAATTTCGCTGGCTCTGCCTGGTCCCGATGTTCCTTAACCCTGTCTATCAGTGGTTCGTCAACTACGCCGTAGCATCAGGGTTCAATGCGCCGCTCGACTATAGCGTCGAGTGGTCCATGCCGGGATTCGCCAGCGTGGACCCGGAGAAGGACGCGCGCGCCCTCATGACAAAAATCCGCAATGGCATAACGACGTGGCCGCAGGCCATTGGCGAGGAAGGGTATGACCCTGAAGAGCAGCTGAGGGAAATAGCAGCGTGGAACCGGCGATTTGATCAAGCGGGCGTGGTCTTTGATTGCGATCCGCGACACCGCACTTCTATCGGCCAGCGGGTGGGCGTCAACGCCCCGGCCAACTCGGCCATAAAAAAAGAAGGAGAACCTGATGGAGAAGCTTAAAGTTCCTATGCAGATGCTGGGGGCGGAGATTCTGACAGCCGAAGACGCCAAGGACCGCCGTTTTGCCCTCAAGTGGTACACGGGCGCGACCGTGACGCGCCATGAGTACGTCAGCGGAGAGAAGTACCTGCTCACCCTGTCCATGGAACCGAAGCACATCCGCATGGGCCGCTTGAGCTCCGGCAAGGCCCCGCTGCTCGATTCGCACGGCAGCAATGACCTGTCTCAGGTGATCGGCGTAATCGAGTCTGCCGACACCGAAGGCAACGCCGTTGCCCGTATGAGCAAGCGCGCCGGCGTCACGCCCTACTGGGAGGACGTGCAGGCTGGGATCATCCGCAACGCGAGCGTTGGCGCGCTCGTGCACAAGCTGAAGGATGTGTCTAGAAAAGACGCTGACGGAAATGTTGTCGAGCGCGAATATCTCGCAATCGACTGGGAGCCGATGGAAGTGTCTCTTGTCCCCATCGGCGCGGATCCCAGGGCCGGAATGTCGGCTCAACTCGAGGACAAGAATCGTTTCACCGAGGCGGAGATTGTCTCTGTCTCTTTAACAGGGGCTGCCGCGGCCCGCTTGGAGATCAATATGGAAAAAGAAACCGCTCAGGCGGGACCGGAAACCCGCTCGACACTGAAGGAAGAGGAAGCAAAGCTTGCCGCAGAGGCCGCCGAGGCCGAGCGGAAGCGGATCATTGAGGCCGGAATCGCAAAGGAGCGAGCCCGGGTCCAGAGCATCAACACTACCGTCAAGGCTCTCAACCTGCCGCAGTCGTTCGC